TGCCGGGCCGCCGCGTCGCGCCGCCCTGCAGCAGCACCACCATGTTGAGCAGGGTCTCGCAGCCGTTGAAGTAGCCCTCGTAGTCGGTGCGCCCGCGCAGGCGGGGCGACAGTTCGCCCTTGGTGAATGACGTCAGCTCGAGATCCTGACGCATGCGTCAGTTCCGCGCCCACAGCAGGACGTCGACGTTCCACTCGCGGGGTGAGGCCTCCTGGGCGTTGACCAGGCGCGCCAGTTCGAGCTTGGCCGACATGGTCTGCAGGGCGGCGGTCGCCCGGCTCGGATTCTGGGTGATCGGCAAGGCCAGTTCGGCGGCCAGGTGGTAGGCGATGACGTGGACCATGGCGGCGTCCATCACCGTGTAGTCCTGCAGGTCGTAGATGTACTCGCAGTCGAGCGCGCCCTGGCGCTTGGTGTAGACGTGGCCGTCCATGATCTCCCAGATGCCGAGGTACTCGGTGATCTCGTCTTCGTTGTAGAAGCGGATGAAATCGGCCGGCAGCGGGTACTTCGACGTCCAGTTGAACAGGGGCGCGTCGGCCGAGGCGGCGAGCTGGGCCTGGCGCTTGGCGCAACGCCACGGATGGGAGCGCAGCACGAAGCGGCGCACGTCGTCGAGCCGGGCGTTGACCAGGGTGGCCGCCTTGTTGCTTTCGGAGAGCACCGTCAGCGGCTTCTCGCCGAGCGCGATCAGGGCGATGTTGGCCACCGAGGTCGCGCTGACACCCTGCGCCTTGAACCCACCTCAAAAAAACGGCCGGGGCGCGTGTGGACCCCGGCCGCGAGTACCCCTCTAACCGACCGGGGCTGCTAGACGCCGTAGTCCTGGTAGTAAATCGTCACAGCGACCGTGCCCGCCCCCGGCAGGGCGGCGGCGGCGACCGTCATGATGACGTCCTCGTAGACGTTGTTGGCGGTGCCGTTGACGTCGTAGCAGGTGGTCAGCGGCAAGCCGGTCGAGGCGGCGTTCAGCTTGCTGGTCGCGGTGTCGACCCCGGTGTTCACGGCGCCGGCGGAAAACCGCGCCGTGTTGTTCATGTCCCCGAACGCCAAGGTGCTCGTGCCGAGCGAGACCGAGCCGGTAACCACGATGTCGATCAGCGCCGAGCCGAACGGAATGCGGGCGATCGGGATGTTCGCGCCCGAGGCCTGGCCGGCCAGCGTGATGCGCTCGGTCCACAGGTGCGGCTTGGCGCCGACCCGCTGGTCGGGCAGTTGCTGAAGACCGCCGGCTGCGTTGCCGAGGATCATCGCCATGTTGGTGCCGGCAACGATTAATATAGCCATGTGTCAGCCTCCTTTAGGCGCAAACGATTTCGACCAGCTTGGACTCTTCCAGGCGGGTCGCACCGATGGACATGTCGAGGTAGACGTACATGCTGAACCGCTTGTCCGGCCGCTCCGCCATCCGCGCTGAGATGTCCTTGTTGATACCGAGTCCGACCGCCGTCTTGCGCCATGCCGGAATGCGCCACTGCGACGAGACGTTGGCCTGCAGGCGCTCCGAATGGATGGTCTGGAAGCCCATGATGTAGGCGATCTTGCCGTCGCGCAGCGGCGCCATGTCGTCCTTGGCGATGCCGTACTCCTTGAGCGTCGCTTCGGTGGTCGCCAGAAGGTTGCCCTTCTGCTGCGCCTTGATGGCCAGGAAACGCTCCTCGCCCTCGTCGCCTTCGGCCGCGTCGAGCGCCACCGACGCCGACACCAGCTTGGAGATGGTGAGGCCTGAGTTGCCGGTGCCGTTGCCGTACGTCCAGTCGTTGACCGCGACCACCGTGCCGCCGGGCTGCGTCGGCGTCGCTTCGGAGTTGCCGTTCGGCCAGGTCAGCACCGTGCCGCCCGAATGGCCGGTGTAGGCGGTGCCGAAGAAGGCACTGATGATCTCGTCGTCCTGGCCACGGTTCATCGCCATGGCGCCGGTCCGGGCGTAGGTCGAGGCCGGATCGATCAGGAGCTTGACCTTGTCGAGATTGTCGACGAGATCGCCCCAGCCGTAATCGTAGGGCGCCAGACGACGCCGCAGATGCTGGGTGTTCATGATCGGCGAGTCGGAGTGCCGGCTCGTGATCTTCTGGGCGGCCGAAGGCGCCACCTGTTCCATGTAGGCTGAGTCGCCGGTGATCTGGTCCTCGAGGACCTTGCCCCGGAACCGTGATTCCACCTGCTGCGCCAGATACCAGACATTCCCGCTGAATTGCTGGACAAAGGCATCGGTGACCGTGAAGGACATTTGGGATGCTCCCGTTGTGTTGCGTGACAACGGCTCGAGCTACCCTCTGGCGAGGACCCTGGCCTCGGCGCTTTACGCCCGCCTGGCGGTTGTCGGCGCGGACCCCGAAGGGCTCCCCGCGACGACCGAATTACGCCGCCTGCCCCTCCGGGAAGGCGAGTTTGTAAAGCGCTTCCATCCTGCCGACCGCATCGATATGGGCCGGGTCGCGCTTGTCCTGGTTGGTGTAGGCCTTCATGAAGCCTGCGTCCTGGCGCAGCGCATTGATCTGCTGCTGGGCCTCGACCGGCGACTTCAGTGCCGATTCGCCGAATGCCTTGCCGGTGAGCTTGCCGTCCTCGTGGAGATTGCGGCTGAGATGCTCGAACAGCTTGACCACGGCCGGGTGATTGCCGGCGCCGGTCTCGTCGAGCGCCTTCTTGAGGTCGCCGCCCAGCCCGGCCGCCTGGTCGTAATGGCCAACCGCGGCGACCGCCCGCTGCACGGTCTGATCGAAGGCCTGGCCATACTCGGTCTTGAGGCTGCCGACCCAGGTCGCGACCTGGCCGTCCTGATGGGCCTTCTGCTGGGCGAGCGACGCGGCGGCCCGCTCGTAGAGCCAGGCCTGCATGCCGTCGAACTGCTTCTGGCTGAGCCCCAGCTCGTGGGCGCGCGCCGTCACCGAGTCGATGTAGGGCTTCTCGGCCGGCGGGAAGCCCTCGGGCACCTTCAGCGTGTAACCGTCGGGCTTCTCCGGTCGGCCCAGGCGATTGTAGATCGGCGCCCAGTCTTCCGGCTTGTCCGAGGTCGGCAGCTTCAGGAGCTGATCCTTCGGAACGCCGATCATCTTCTGGGCGTTGAAATAGGAATCGGCCAGGCCGTCGAGGTTCTTGATGTCCTTGAAGGCCGCCTCGCCGCGGATCTTCTCGGGCAACTGCTCGGCGAACGGCTTGTTCAGCCGGACGTAGCGGCTCGCCAGGTCGCCGACATCCTTGACGTCACTCAGGCTGGCGTGACCGCGGACGTCGGCAGGCAGTGACGATGTCCATTCACCGGCGACGGGCACGGGAGGCGGTGCGGCGCCGTTCGGCTGCGCGGTGGCTGATTGTGTGCCGTCTTCGGCCATGGAACCCCTACTGGTTGCGGTTTACGCCGGTTCGCCGGTTTCGTCCAGACGCTCGGCCGCCAGCGCCATCAGACCGGTCTCGTCAAAGCGCAGGTCCTTGAGGATCTCCAGCACGATGGAACGCCGGCCGGCGGCGAACTTGCCGGGCTCGGCCTCGAGGATGCCGGCGCGACCGATCAGGTCTTTCAGGACGACCTGGCCGTCGATCGAGCCGAACACCGCCTTGTAGGCCTTGACCAGCGCAATGCGGCGGCGCAGCGGGCCGGGGATCAGGCTGGTGGCGAGGCTCATGCGTGGCGCCGCTGCAGCAGGGCGCGGGAGAAGCCCAGGCCATCGACCCGGTAGCCCAGGCGGCCCATAACGCGCACGAACTCGGGCGTATAGATGCCTACCTTATATATATGCGCCGCGTCGAAGTCGGGCCGCACGCCCTCCGGCCAGATCTGCTTGCCGCGCGCCTCGATCCGCGCCTTGATCTCGTCGCGCAGGATATCGTCGAGGCTGGCGTACTTCTCCCAGTGGAACTCGCAGAAGTGGATGTCGGCCAGCATCATGCGGATCGGCCGGTGCTGGTGGTTCTCCGCGCCCGCCGCCCGGGCGGCGACGTAGAGGCAAGGAGACCACTCGGGCAGCGCCAGGCAGCCCGCGGTGTTGCACGACAGCACCAGTTCGGGCGCCTTCACTGCTGGGCCTCGGCGAAGGCTGCCGTGCCCTGGCCGGCATCCTTGAAGGCCGAGCCATAGTTGGCGGCGGCCTCCGAGCCCTGCATCAACTGCTCGGCCTGCGCCTTGGCCTGCTGCTCCTGCTGCAGCTTGGCGGGCGACTTCAGCGTGATCGCCGGGGCGTGCAGGTCGAGCGCGGCGAGCCGCATGATGGCCTCGTGGTCGATGATGTCGGGCGCGTTGGGGTTGAGCGTCTTCAGCGTCGCCTGCAGCTGGATCATGCGCGACACCGAATCCATCTCCGACGAGCGCTGGGCGATGGCGATCGGCGAGACGTACTCGACGTGCCATTCGCGGCCCTTCTGCATCAGCACGTCGGGCGGCGGCGGGAACGGCGAGCCCTGGCCAAACTGCAGGCGCAGCGACTTGCGCCACAGGATCATGAAGGTGCGGTCGATCAGCGGGCCCAGGAACTCGGCCTGCAGGCGGGCCAGCAAAGGCGACAAAAGCCGCATGCGGTCGTCGCGCTGCTGCAGCACCCAGGTCGCCGTGACGCCCTTGCCGGCG